CAACATCCATCACGATTGATAACAGTCTGTCTAATCCTTCTCCATTGAGAGGTAGAGCCGTTGTTCTTTAAGCTACTCAATGCCATCCTCGTTTCTGCCAATGCTCCCAAGCTCGGCAAGGTTGGTTAGAATAGCGATGCTTCAGATACTTAAAGCCGTAATTTAATTGACCTATAGCGTCCATGTCCTTAATGATAGCGTTCTTTAGCTGCGGTATCCCATATACATAGCTCTTAGTAGGTGAATCTAAATTACCTATAGCCTTTGTATTAAATGCTGATTCTTTTCCATATAATCTAATTAAGCATAATGCTTGCTTATCATTGTAATTAAATCGTATATAAGTCTTTGGATCAATGGTCTTGTGTGGCGCACTATCTGCGGGCGAAGCTCCGATAGATAGAGATATCCCAATAACGAAGGCTACCAGGCAAGCTACGCCTTTCAGGCTTGCCCTGAGCCCTTGAGGGGCTCTAGCCGATAGAGTACCAGACGAGTCAAATCCATTTGTAAAAGCCCCGCTCAGAGCGCGTGTCTTAATAGCGTTGGTTATAAATGATTTCATTCCAACCCTCTTTCTTAATAAGTAATTGAGCCGATTTAAGTCGTGCATAGTGATCCACTACTACATTTCTAGGTGCTGGATATTGCCTTGTGCGCTGCACATTAAGCAAGGTAGTTAAGTCTGTTGGAAACACGATTAGGCGTGTTGGAAGCTCTAGGCGTTTAGCTAAGTTTAGCCATACGAGCCTGTGTGTTGTTATCGTGTGAGTGCCATCAGCTATTAGGGATTTGCCACCTTCTACGGCTTTAATGGCTTTAACCCTTTGGATGTGCATATAGGAACCAATGTCCATATCGCGATTAACTCTTACGCCTTCAGTATTAAATATATGCTCATCTGTGGCGTTACGGCTTACCCAGGTTGATTTGCCAGCCCCAGGAGCGCCCATAAGTACGGTTATCATATTACCTCGAATCGGTTGAATAGAACCCTGTACCCCTAAAATGGACTGCTGGAACTGAGCTGTAAATCTTATTCATAGGCTCCTGGCAAAATGGACATAACACATCATGCGGCTCATGGATAGCGAGCACATGATCTAGTATCGCCGTAGATTCGCAATCATCATTTCGGCATTGAAACTCATAGCTTGGCATCAAGCTTCTCGCATATTCGGCATGGTGAGCCTTCCATAATCGTATTACCGCAAGTGCAGTAGATAGGATTAAGTTTATCAGTATCCGCTTGGAAATCAGCGTAACCAGCCTTTATGAGTAGTTCCACCAAGTCTCCAAACCGCATGAAAGCTAGGTAATCCTCCGCCGATTCACCTTGCCCATTCATACGGCTCACCACGAACGGTAGCTCTTTGCCATCCGCCCGCTTGGTCGCTTGGCGCAACCACTCGAGAGGCTGGAAGGATGATCGTGCCTTTATCTCAACATCGAAAGGAACATTGAGAATATCCTTACCAGCCCCACGACCGACATTAGCGAACTGCCACCATTGCTGCAAGTAGGAAGCGATGACCCTTTCTGTCCTCAGCCCTCTGTCCTTGCGATGGCGAGTCATTAGGCTTTACCTAGACTTGTGATTGCATGGCACTTAGGACATGACCAAGTAAAACCATTAAGGTAATCACCACCAGTCACGACAATATCTTCCATAGGGAAAGGCTCATTACATAGATGGCAGATGGTTGTAATCTCTGGATGAATAGGTGGGTTAGACCCTGCCGTATTCATTAATTTACTCATAATCGCAATCTCTTCATCGCTTGGAAACTTCTCCCAATCGCCGTCCTGATTCATAAACTCTAAGCTTCCCATATCACCACTTCTTCTCTTGAGGTTTCCATGTGCCGTCTGCGGCTATTTCATACCAGATAGGCTCCATGCACTTACGCGATGGAACATTGGAGCAGGTAAAGTGACCCCATGCCTTATTGTTCTTGCCATTGCCTGTACGCCATGCCATTGCCTTGCCGCACTTGCAGTTAGGAATATCTCGCTCAGTCTGACCACCGATAATCTCTTTGACCATAGCTACGGCTTCATCAACTGTGCCAGCTGGCTTAGCTTCTCGAATCGTCCATGGATCATCTTCCTTGGCGATAGGCACATACTCCTTAGCCGTTTCAGCTAGCTTGGCTTTAGTTTCAGCTATTACGGCTTCTGTGTTCGCCTTAACTGCAACCTTAGTCATTTCTTCCCGACTAGCTCTCTTGCCCTTTGTCGCATATCCCGCGTTAGCCAAAGCGCGACCGATAGCAGATGTTTCACAATTCTCAAGCGCACTCGTACTATTAACGCCGCGACCCTGAACCGTTTCCTCGGCAAGCCCAGTAGCCCATATAAGCTCGCTTCCGTCCTTATACAATTCAGCCCTAACGATAAACTGCGAGCTTGTTCCAGAGATGAGTGTAGTGATAATGCGACCAGACTCATGCTCTTTCCAGAACTTGACCAGTCTTTCTTCGACCGTCTCATAATCATCTAAGTTAAATCCCATTCTTCTCGTTCGCTTCCTTCAGCTTCCAGCCCATCGATTTAAGCTCTCGTAGAATCTGCTCGTTCTGGTACACGATTACTTCTTGATAAGCATCGCGGGCGAGTGCAGCCTCTTTCAATGCTTCTAATTCATCCCACTTAAACATATAGATCGTTCTCCTGTGTGTGTAGTTGTCCAGCTATTGCCATGTATGCAGCTCCATCGATGTAGTTATCGACTTTGCCTGTTTCCATGCTCCGAGCGAGCTTGACCAGCGCCATGCAACTTGCGACCTGGTAATCAGTAATTGGCATCTCCAGGAATGAGCTCCAAAGTGCAGCGGTTCTCTGCATATTATCTGATGGGTGACCGTAGTCCATACCACGATCTTGAATGATTGCTTTTGCCTCTGTGAGGAAATCACCCGCGTTCATCGATTCGCCTGTAGTGACTCGTAGTGACGGCGTACTGCCTTGCGACCCTTAACATATCCATCGTGATAGCCAGAGTAGCGACCTAGTGCAAAAGCCAGCACACAAACTGCCAGCGTAATGAGTTGAGCTATAGTCATTTTGTTCTCCCTTTAAGCCGTATTTCGGCTCTTGAGATAACTTTAACCTAGGCTAGTGACTTGTCCACGATATTTGCATAACGATTTGATAACGATTGTAGACACATCTTCATCCTCAAAATAGGGATTAGCGATTCTTTGGTCTGCCATAGACTTTGCCTTGAACGGTAAATGTGCCGTCCTTCTCAATATAGATTAGGTCTACCTGGACATTCTTACCCTTTACATACATGATTGCGAAAGCCTGTTGCCAGTTAGCTGAGCCCTTGGTATAGCTGGCTTGCCTAAAGTCCATGAGATTGCCTACCTCTACGCCATGCAGGATACGCCCTACGCGACCGCCAGAAGCCTCTGTAAAGCTCGAACGCCCTGCCCTGTGAGTATGTCCTGAGATTATGTTCTTCCCATGCCTACGAGCCGCTTCAAGGGCTGATAAGCCCCCCTGTGGCTTGATAGGGGTATGGTCTCCATGAACTGCCACCCAGTTAGGCGCAAGGTTTAGAGGGCTCTTGTGAAAGGTTATGCCTAGCTCATCAAACTTCATGAACTTCTCGAAGCGAAGCTCGGGCAGACTTAGGAAGCTTGGAATCTTCCGCATAATTACATTATAGAGACGGTCTGTGTGATTGGATCGTATGCAGTCCGTTACCCCTAGCTCCCAAAGAAGCTCAACGCATCTGTCGCGGTCATCGCCTAGGCTCTGAGAGTATTCCTCAGGCGTATCCTGGCTCCATTTAGAGATGGTCTGAAAGTCAATCTCGTCTCCGATGGTGACTATCTGGTCTGGCTTAAAGGTCTTTAAGAATCGTGCGACATTCTGTACCACATGGACATCCTCAAAAGGAACCTGTAGGTCGGACAGAATTACGATTTTCTTCATTTAATCCTCATCGTCCTCATAGGGGATATTGTCGATGCGATTGGGTAGATTAGGAATAATCCAATCAGGAAAGGATTCACGATCTGATAGCAACCAGAAGGCATGAGTCTCAGTAAATCCAGCTTTACGCAAGGACTTGTAATACTCGTTCAGAGCTATCGCATAAGCATCTAAGGCACTATAAGTGTCTAGGTCGATGGTTGGTCGTTTCCTTGCCATAGCTTCATTTTCCCTTGGTTAGTAGCTCCAACATTGCTTCGACACGCACTAGGCGGTTATTTATAAACCCAATTTCGTCACGCATCGATGAGCCACTATTCGGCTTCAGCTCCTGTAAATAGTGAAGAATCACGAAGCGGAGTAGAGCAGCTACACCAGCCAGAACCGTCACTATCGCTACTGCAATAGCAGCGTAATCCTGAAGGTTCATTTCTTCTTATCGATAGCATCTACTGCCGCTTCGATAGCGTCTACGGCTACATCAGCGAGAGCCTTCTTAGATCGGTATGACTTGATAGCCGCACGAATGGCAGGAATAGCCATAAGTCCTAGAGCTCCTATGATTACTGCTTCCATTTATTTACCGCCTAACATGGGTATATTAAAGAACGAACCATCTGTATCGCCCGCTTTAGTGAAAGAAATATGGCAATGTGCGTTATGCGGATTGCTTCCTTTATACTTGCGCCAGCGCCAGCCCATGCGAGAGCTTGCAATCCTTCCCTCGAAGATAATGTACGCGATGCGCTTATCTCCTGCCTTGGCACAGAGTCGAATTTGATTAGCAATATCGGGCATGAGGTCGGGCTTTCCGCCCTTAACGACATCTCTATCGACATCGATTGCTCGAACCACCCCTGTCTCTGCATCAGGATTGTGGTCACTAGGACGCGCTGAATGGCGTGTATCGCCAATCCATCCATCCGAGCGCCTATCACGATCGTAGGAGTCATCGAACTGCTCGCGTAATTGCTGACCAGCTTTGCATAGAACAGGCTTCATCCGAGTAGTAGCTTGGCTTCTTCTTCTGTAATGCCTAGTCGCTCCAAGAGTGCTGCCTTTGCTTCTGCAGCGTTTTGCTTCTCAGCTTCTTCTGCTGCTTTAGCCTCTACTGCCGCTTCGTAATCTGAAAATTCCTCGTCGGTCATTTCACGATCTACAATTTCGTTAGTTGCTAAGTCATGGATTCTTACCATTGGTTTAGTCATTATTTAACTCCGTAGATTAGTATTGTTCCGCCTGTAAATGCTACCGCGCTGGTAATTGAAATACTGGTTACGGCGCTTGTATTTGTATTGCCACCGATACCTAATACGGCTCTTGGCAAGCTTGTGCCTTCAGTAAAATAAAAATGACTAAAATCAACTAAGTGGTAGCCAGTATTAGCATAGTTAGGTATTGTGAAAGTAAGCAAAGCTTGCCCATTGTTAAAGGCTGCACTATTGGCGTTGCCAGTATCGACGGCTGAGCCATTAGTATTGCGCTGATTAGATGTCGAAATATCAGCCATGTTTACGCCGTAGTATCCGCTTGTTACTCCGTTGTATTGGATATTAGCTCCAACGCTTCCCGAAGCTGATACATACTTAGACACGACTACAAATAAATTTGTATATGTCTGGTCAATGCTGCTAACTGTTGTTGATGTACCGCTAAGCGTGGTTGTCGATAGCAAAGTCATGCCACCGCTTGCGCCTGTTGCCCATTTAAGTCCTGTAGCGGTAGATGAATCAGCGGTCAAAACTGTGTTATTAGCTCCTACGGCAAGACGAGCAAAAGCATCTGCGCCAGTACCAGCAACGAGATCACCTTTAGCATCGATGGCAGTTGCCATTGAGTTAGTGATTGTGACGGCTCCTGATGTGCCACCGCCTGAAATACCTGTACCAGCGGTTACGGCAGTAATATCACCTACATCGTTAGTAATCCATGAATAGTCTAAATCTGTGTTTGATGCCTTAGCAAGAATCTGCCCTGTAGTGCCACCTTTGAGGTCTACCAAAGCGGTGTCGATATCTTGGCCAAGGGCTGCAATAGCGGTAGCGCCATCCTTTACCAGGTCGGTGGATTGAGGAATATCCCATCCAAAGTTAGTGGTCGTGGTTGCCATTACGCTACTGCTCCTATCGCTTCTAGCCAAGTTAGGCTGGTATTAAGTGTGTTCCATGTTTCAGCCGCATTTACCTGTTCCCATTTTACCGCAACTTGGCTAAAGTTCACAGGAGATGCATTCAAAGTCACGCTGAGATTATTAAGGCTTGCTCTAAATGTCCAGCCTTCAATATAGCCCTGGAATGAGCCACCTGTAATGTTAGGCGGTAGGTTCTGAATCCAGACTGGCTGGCCTAGGAAGATGTTAATCAAGGCATCTCTATCGGCATCGTCTATTTCAGGGTTTCCAAGTACGAAGGTAATGCTCTGGAACTTAGGGTAAGGATTAGCTCGAAGCTCAATGTAACGATCTGCTAGGGCTTCAGCATCGATTGTGTTCTTGATTCTCGATGTAAACTGCTCGGCATAAACTCCGTAATTAGCTTGGCTAACTAGGTCGGTAGCGGTGTAAGTCTGGTTGGCGTTATTGTCGTAATTAATTGTAAAGCTATTGCGAAGGTCACCAGCTCGAGTCGTAGCAGATAGCCCCAAGCCGTTGGCATGGTTGGCATCTAAAGTTGTGTAGCCATTGTTAGCCAAGTAGTCCTGACGATGGGTTGAGTCTGCATAGCCGATATTGCCGTTTGCATCTTCATAGAGAACGCCAAAAGCTGAATTAGCAATGGCGGTTGTTAATGAATAAAGGTCGGTATTGCTGGCAGATCGTGAAATCATGTCGTAGCTACCAGGTCGGTCGATATCCCCTAGCCCAATGTTTACGGCATTTTCCCATGTTTCAGTAGGGTCGTAAGTAGCCCATGTCTGAGCCGCTGGCACATCGTTCCATGACCCTAGCAAGTAACCTGATAAAAGGGTGTAAATCTGGTCTCCGTCTTGGTCTTGAGACAATATGCCTTCATCGATAATCTTAGGCAACTTAGATAGAGCTCCAAGAGCAGTAATCGTGGCGATAGTTGTGTAGCCTAATGATCCAGCGCTATTAACTGTTATTGTGAAATCCGAAACTAGCCCGCCAAAGATAGGGATATAAGCGCCAACCGAATCCGTAACTTCTACTGTAATTCCAGAGCCGACATTGAAGTCATAAGTAGTGTTATTAAAATTGAGTAAGGCAAGCTGGCAATAGCCCGCAACTGGTTGCTGATAGATATCTGTGCGCCCTGAGGTAATAGTGAGGTCGGCTATCGTTATATTGGATAGCTCAACCCCATTGACGATAACCTTGTAATCGGGTGTATATGCGGTCATGGTAGGACTAGCTGACCTGCGCCTAGGGTTCCTCTAGCTTGTGAGCGGTTGAGGACATCTACGATTGTGCGAGCAGTACCCTCAGGGTCGATAGCTCCATTAACTGTAATGTTAGTCTGGCTTGATGATTGAGCTACGCGTGGAACGACTGGCGATGTTACTCGGCTAGGTGTTGGAGTAGGTACATTATCGTTGCCACCAAAGAAGCCAGAAACGGCTGAAGCCGCTGAGCGAATAGCGTTGATGATGCCAGTAATGCGATCATAAATATTAGATAGCGTTGATACGAAACCGGCAAAGGTGTTGATAACTCCTGAGATAATCTTGCCAAGAGCGGTAAAGGCTGCGCCTAAAACCTTGCCTAAGAATGGCGCTAGGTAATCCTTAGCAAAGTTAAAGATAGCTACCATAAAATCATAGAATGGCTGAAGCTGAGTATTGTTTTCTTCTAAGGAATTCTTAACTGAGTTAAAGGCATTGCGTAGTCCATTGATGATTGGTTGGATTACCTTCAGAACTGGCTGAAGCTTTTCGCCAAGATTGCTAGTAAAGTCAGATATCGCTGGTATAACCTGATTGACGATAGTTTCAACCATTGGAGTAATTGCATCGAGAATAAATGCGCCTAAGGATTCTTTGCCCTCATCGAAAGCAATCTGAAGGCGAGTCATTTTGCCTTGGAATGTGTCTGCCTTAGCTGCTGCCTGGTTCTCAAAGGTATCTGCAAGCTTGGCAGTAATCTGCTCCATACTTAAGGTAGCGAGCTCGGTCTTAGATAAGCCAATACCTAATCTGCCAAGTGATGCGGTGTTTCCTTCTGCCGCTCTTGCCATCGCATTGGTTACGGCTTCGAGAGACTTGCCTGAACCTGCAGCAACATCGATAGCAATGGTCTGAAGCTCTTGAGCCTTTTGTAAATCTCCTGTAGATCGTGCAAGGCGTTCTAAGGACGGTCTGAGCTCGTCATCTGTAACGCCGAAAGCTAATGAGGTCTTGGTGATGTAATCCTCTGTAGCGGCTATCTGTGCCTCTGTAGCCCCTGTTACATTCTTAAGGGTAAGCGCTAACTTCTCTTGAGCGGCTGCATCTGCGATAGCTGACTTAACGCCATCGATAGCCAGCTTGCCAGCATAGGCAACGGCTGCTGCTCCTGCGGCTGCAAAGGCTAAACCAGCCTTCTTGCCAAAGTCTGAAACCTTATCGCCAAAGGTCGAAACATCGTTATCGGCTTTGTTGAGATTCTTAGTAAAGTTATCTACATCGGCAAGGAGCTTGAGCGTTAATGCTCTTGTACCTGTAGCCATTATGTCCACTCCTTAAGAATCTTATCGAATGAGGCAGTCCATCTAGCAACTATCTCAGGTTGAATCCTGCGAAGCGTTGGATAGATAAACCAGCCCTTAGAGCCACGACCTTCACGCCCTGACCAAACTGGGAACTGCTTATACTTGTTGGAACCGAATTCAGCACCACCCCAGATGTCTTTAGTGGTTGCCCCACCTGAGAACTTCTGAGAAGCAAAGCCATAAGTAATCTCACCTATGCGGCTTGACTTCTTTACTCTAGCTCCTGAAGCAATACGATCATCGACGCGATTTCTAGTCCGAGTAGCGGCTTGCTGAACCTCAGCCTTAGCGAACTCCGCCAATGCTCCCGCTTGGCGTTTAGCTTCGTCGTTAGCCTCATCGGTCATACCTTTGAGCGCCTTGAATACTGCTCGGAGCTCTGTCTGGTCTAGTGCTACTTGCTCACTTGCCATTTCGCTCCTCTAGTACTTCAATCGCGGTTAAGATATCCTCAGCCGTTTTCCAATGATCCATAGGAATCCGAGTAGCGATTGCCAGCTCTACTAGGAGTCGGCTTACGCTTCCTCGCTGATGGCTTTTGGGTTTTCGTCACCGACCTCAAGGTCATTGACTGATTCCATCCACACATCTAGAGTCTTGGTCGGCTTGCCACCTGCATCTCGCTTCATGGCGCTATGCGCTACGAATAAGATATCCCACATTCCGCCAAACTGAGAGATAACCTTTTTAGTGGTCATTTCCCATTTGGCGTAATCTGGCGGGCGAACCTGGTAAGTGGTCTCGGTTCCGTCTATGTATTTAATTGTGATGTTCTGTTGCATTGTTTGCTCCCGTTTCTATTTTTTAGCTAAAGGTCTCTGTGACGGTTCCGTTAGCGATTTTAAATGTAAAGTCTACAGTCTGAGCATCTGTTCCAGCTCCACCAGCAGTAGGAAACTCTGGAAGAATTGGGAACACGAACTGAGCGCCTGTAGCAGCGGTAAGAGTTACTGAGATTGTGGTATCTGGTGCTTCTGCTGCAGCCCATAGAGCCTCGCATACTGAGCTTGTCTTGCCCCAGTCTGCCAACATTGAGAGAGCGAAAGTACCCTCAACATTGGTTGTCTTGTAAGCCTCTCCATCGAGAGTCTGGTATGTCTCGCGAAGGTTAGTCTTTGTAAGAACTGCTGAAAGAGCCTGTGCTTCGATATCTGTTCCACCTGTGAAAGATAGAGAAATATCGCGACCTGTGATTACTGTGGTTGCCATGTTTATCCTTAATTGGTTTGAGTGTAGTAGGTGGATACTCGGATATCAGCCACTAAGCAATTAGATGGACCGACTTGAGTTACCGTTGGTTTTTCAACCGCTCCGATCGTGTACCCGACTGGGATTACTTTCAGAACACTTATGACGAGCTGCTCGAGATTGTCGAGCGATGCAGGGTTGGAGTTATAAGCAACTGCAACCGAGATAACGAGATTAACTTTTGTGTGAAGGGTAGTTTTGCCAATAGTCTCAAGCTCAAGATATGGAGAATCTGGAACCATGACTACGAAAGGAACCATTGGAGCCTCTGGTACATATGCGTAGACATTGCCAGCTACATTGGCGAAAGCATTAGCTAAAGGCTGACGAACTGTATCTAAGATTGTGCTAGGCATTATTGCACCATTGAATCGGTGTCGATGTACGCCCCTAGTAATCCTGAAACGCGATTAAATAAGCTACGACCTAGGCGGTAAGGGCTAACCTGGGTAAAGTCCACGCCCTCAATCTGTCCACCTGGAGCGATGCGAGATTGGAATACTTCGACCGATACGGCTAGGACTGCTGACTCAACCGCTGGCACTCCTACATAAGTTGAAGCCCCTGAAAGGGTAGCTAAACCTGATGGGATGACCTTGCGCTCTGTAATGTCGGCATTGGTTATTGCTACGGTGAAGAAACCGTTAAACTCTCTGTAAACGCCATCCACGAATACGCGGGAATTGGAATTAACGATAAAAGTATCTACATCGTAATTGCTAGATTCAAGGATTGTAAAAGTACCATTGAAGGGGGAACCGCACCCTGTTATGACTACCTGCTGACCTTCTGAAAAATTGTTATCGCCTAACACCTGATAGGTTGCGATATTGTCCTCAAGCTCTACGGCTTGGATTGGTGAAGCGTACTTAACCAGCATTGGCAAGATTACTGCCTCGGCGGTATCGATAACATCTGTTAAATAAGCATCGCTATAAAGGGATGTAGAGACGCCAAGAATCGACCTGAGCTCTGCTACGGTAACTATTGAAGCCATCTCTACATCCTCTCTATTAAACGACTGGGGGAGCGATCGGGAGCAACCGCCCCCCCATGATTAGTTTGTGGTTATGCAACCATGAAACGGTATGCGCCAGCGCCAAGCTTTGTAGCAACTGCGCCGTAACCGTAGTAACCCACCTGGACTTGACCTGTGCTAATCAAGTTGGTCTGGAGAGATAAGCGTGGGCTTTCATACCATGTGTACGCATCTGGGTTGATGACGATCATTG